GCCATGTTAGCCTCCTAAAGCTATTGCTAATGCAGTTGCTTCGTCTACCGTTGCTTTTGCACCTATTGTTGAAATGTTAGTTACTACCGTATTTATGTTAGTTGTATTGTCAGCAACTGTGGTTATTTTGGCAGAGATAGCAGCTAAAGCATTCATATCACTAACTATATCAGCAGTGCCTAAAGTATTCATATCAGCAATAGCGTCAGTAGTTCCAAGCAAACCTATTTGTGTAGCCTTTGCCGCTACTGCACCTATGTCTGTAGCATCACCAGCAACAGCAGTTACNTTAGAAGCTATACCAGCAACGGTAGTTACATTNCTAGCTACTCCAGCTACTGTAGTTACGTTACTAGCAANAGCAGCTACTGCTTGTATTGCATCTGTAGCATCAGTACCGTCCTCGATGTCACCTAGTATAGCAATGTCAGCAGTAACTTTAGCTAATGTCTCAACGTCAGCAATCGTAGGGCCAGCCTCTAAATTACCATTTGAAGCATTAAAACCTATAACCCTACCTTTTCTAGCAGCTAATGCTGGTAGTTCTAATGTAGCAGCAGGTTCGTAATCATTTAACTGAAGTGTTCTACCCACCCTATCATTTAAATCAGCAGCTAAAGCTGTTAAAACATCAAGCTGCTCATTCAAAGCAGGTCTACTAATTGCTGCACCTGAACTAAAATCAGAAGTTCGCTCAAGCGGAACGTCTCTAACAACGACTACTGAAGAGCCGCCTGTTATGCCAGTGACCGCGCTGCCCATAGTTATTGTTCCAGTTGTTCCGCTGCCCCCTGAGATTGAATAGTGGGTTGTAATTGATTTTAAAGTGCCATCTACATAGATCTTAACTTCATCATCATCAAAGAAATCAAAAGGAACAGTAAAGGCGGTTTGGCTTGCTCCTTGAGCAACCGTATAATTCACCCTTGGGCTGTTATTTGCTATTGCTATGGCCATTTATGCTCCTTACTATACATTTTCTTTAATCTGAATCAATCGATCTGGCAACATTATTAATCATTGCACGCGAATCTTCTTTTAACCAAAACAATTCAGAATAAGGCAGCATTAAATAAAATTCTTTTAATGCGCTTCCATAATTACCTGTGTAAATATCAATAACACCATCGCTAAAGTCTTTAACTGTTGAAACGCCAGACCCTAAAACTGTAGTAGCTGCTTCTGTATAACCATCTTTACCATAAAAAGCTAAATTTAATGGGTCATTAGTTGGATCATTTAATCCTGCCTGAGTTACTGCTCGAACAGTATTCATTGCAATATCACCATAAATAGAACTTATACCACTACGCTCAATAGCTGATAAAAACTTTTGTTCATTTGTTAATTCATCCCAAACATACTCTGGCGTTCTTATTTTTGCCATTAAATAACCAATGCCAAGCATTGCAGCAAAACCACCATACCTATTTTTTATCTGACCTTGAGCAGCACTATGTAAAATATTAGTAGCAGCAGACATTGACCAGTTATAAAACTGAAATGGCAAAGTCATTACACCTGATTCCAAACGCACATAGCCTGGAAACTCTGGGTCTTCTTTAAACATAGGAAACATACGAGTTGCTTGATTATTTGGAAGAAAAACAGATCCATCTGCATAGGTAAATCTTGTTGCTGGAGAGGAGCTAATTATTGTGTTGTTTATAGACTGATTAACAGCCGCTTTAAATTTAACTTGAGTATCTAAACTAATGCCTTTTTGAGACCACTCTTCTATATTAGCAATGATTAAACCCTTACTTCTTTGAATAGGTGAACTTGCTATTTCTTTAGCAACAGTAACATCAATACCATGTCGAGCAAGATATTCTAAATCAAACTTTGATGCAGATCCATCAGCTACACGAAGTGATGTATCAACAAATCTATGTACAGAAAGAACACCACTTAAACCTTTTAAACCAACAGTCATTGGGCCAAGACCATTAAGTATAAAACCACCTTGCTTAATAGAATCCCATGACTTATTTCCAATAGTAGAACCAGAATCTTCTAAAATTTGCCTTTGAACAAAACCCAAAGAAAGTTCTAGAGCTTCACCATAAATTTCTTTTACTTGTTTAAATTGTTTTTCCCATGCTGGATCATCAAATATATTTACCAATCCTTTAAGCATTGGCCTAAAGCCTTGTTCCATTATAATCTTAGGAATGTCACCTAAAGCAGTAGGCCCAGCAGAACCTAAATAATTTAATGAAGTAAACTCTTTTAAAAATTGCACACGGCGATTGGTAAGATTTGTAGGGTCACTTATCGAAGTTGCAGTTACTCTTCTATACAATATTGTTAAATTTTTTCTTAGCTCATTTGCTTCTTTTACAGACATTCCGTTAGTAATTAAATCATCTGTCGCTTCGTCAGCAACTTCTTTAAATGTTTTATTGTTAAAAGCATTAGCAAAATCTATTTTAGATCCCATTCTTACGTTATATTTACGAACAATATCTCTAACACTTGTATTTATAAAAGGTAAAATTTCTTTGTTAGATATTGTTAAGCTTCGGCTTGGATAATGAACGCTTTGCCTAGAAATAGTAGCAGTGCCATCAGGATCAGCCAATATTCCTTCAATAATACTATCAACATATTTATTTTGAGCAGCAGGTTTCCCAGTAAAATCTTGTGGCTCCCATAAACCACTCTTTTTATTATACTCAAAACCGTTTGGATTTTGCTCTACATGATCTAATAATGTTTTTCTAAATAATTTAGCACCACGCTCATCAATAAGAATAGCTTCATTATCAAACTCTCTCATAAAAAATGGCTCGTCTGCTCCAGAAGGTTTAAATTCAGCTTTTTTAAGATAATCTAAGTTTTGACTTAATTCTGATAGCTCGTCTTGAAGGTCAGCAACTCTTTTTGTCCAGTGTTTCTTCTGCTCTATTAGTCCTTCTTGCGCCTCAAGACTTTTAGGTATTTCTTTAGAATTTACAAAAGCTAATTTATCTTGTGCTATTTCAATTTCTACTTCTTTACCAATAACGCGTTGTCCTAAAAATCCAGTTGATCCTAAAACTCCAGAATCAATACCTTCCTTTTTCATTTTTTTAAAATATTTTTCTAGTAACTCAACAGCAGCAGCTTCTTGAGGATTAAAGTTTGTTTCTCCAGTAATTCTACGGATATTTAAATCATCCATCCAATCATCTAAAGCAACACCTTTACCACTTGTTGCTTGCCGCGTTTCTGGAAAAAACATAGTTTCTTTCATATCATAATTTTTTTGCCAAAACTTAGTCATGTCTTTTTCAAAAGAATATAGATCTGCTCTTCTTAAATTATTTTTAATTGCAACGCTTGCTGGTATTGTTAGTCCAAACTTTTGTCCTGTTACTAACATTGAACCATCACCAGCTATTACAAGAGCCGTTTTATGAAAATTGTTTAATGCATTTTTAAATTTTACTGGTGCTTCTTTTTCAGCAGTTCTCCGTAAAATAGTTTTCATGGGAGTTGGCATAAAATCAATAACATCGTAAAAACTTTTTGCTAAACTGTAAGGATTATCAACTGTAGACAAACCTTTATCTAATCTTCTAGCTGATAATTCAGTATTTAAATCATCTCTTACTTTTCTTAAAGCACCTATTTCTCGTTGCATTGTTTCAATAGCTTTTGGATTAGCATCAAAACCTTTTGGCCCATTAGATCTTAATAGTCTTTCTACAAATTTTTCTTTACCCATAGCCTGACCATGTAAAGCCATAGCCCTAGCTCTTAATGACAAATCACTTTGTTTAGAATATTTTTTTCTTATACGTTTTGCTAACTCTGGAAGTTCTTTTTCTTTTTTAATAAATATTTCTTGCTCTCTAATAGTTTGAGCATGTAAATTTAAAGCTCTATGACTTGTATCAAATACATTAGTAATAGATTTTTGAGCAATTTTAACTCCACCACCAAAGAAAAACCCCAATGCTGTATTAGAAGCTACATAAAACCCTGACTCAATAGGATCAAAAGTCTCATAAACTAAAGCTCTTGGAGCCTCCTCTGCTAAAGAAATTGCGCCAGCAGTTAAAGAGAAGTTTGTTGCACCACCTAATATAGTAGTCGCTTTTAATGCTCTAAATATAGGTACATATGATGTTGGATTTGCAAAAGCCGCAACAACATTCTGGCCCATAGTTGCATTTTGAAAAACATTTCGATCAGCAAGATCTTTTAAGTGCAGTTCTTTTTTCTTTTCAAACAATGCTTCTGTCTTTGTTAAACGCAAATCTTCAGCTAATGGTTCAAATATTGGCTCAATGGTTCGATCAAACTCTTCTCTTTCACCAAACCAATCTTGTAAAAAATAAGGAGCTGATAAAATAGGATCTTTAAATCTGCTTATTTGTGCATACGCAACAGAAGATACAGTCGGTCTTGACTGCATTGGGCCACTAGAAACTGGAGCAAAAGAATAGGTCATAAATAAACTCTACGTTAAAACATCAAAGCAGGTAATCTTTTCATATTTTCTTTTTCATTTGAATCTTGTTGCGTTTTAAATCTACCATACTCTTCAAAACCTTTTTCAAGCCATTCTGTTTCGCCGTTTAAATCAAAAACTGTATTAGGTATAACTTGAATAGCACCGCTACCAGAAACAACTGCATATAATTGACCTTGTGGAGACGCTGCACTTGATTGCAATGTTGGGCCAAATAAAACCTTTTGTTCACCAGCATTAATTCTAGTAACTTCTTCTGTTTCATTACCAAATAAATCTTTAGTCATTTGTTTAATAAAAAATGCCTGACCAGCAGATATATCTTCAACTCTAACTTTAGAATCTGAATCAAAAAAATATCTGGCATTAGGCATTGTTGAATTTAAATCATCAACTTTCATTTTAATTGCATAAAGATATGGAGCAAGTTCATTTTTTGTAGAGCCAAAATCGTTTGGAGCTAAAGAAGAATTAGTAATTGGAGAATACATATTAGCATTGCTAGTAAACCTAGCATCAATCATATTTCTAATTACATCATCTGTTGACTTGCCATGAACAGGTACAAGCAGCTCTGCTAGCTGTATAAATTCTGTTTGAATTTCATCAGGAATAGCAGCAATATCATTAATTAATGCCAATGGTGACTTGTAATCAGATTTTAATTTAAAATCATCTGCTGACATAGGGCCAGCTAATCTTCTATCTATTACTTGTGATAGCATACCTTCCCTAACAGGCGCAGGAAAAAATGTGTACAAGTGATAATATGCTTTTAAACGAGACGCTGCATCTTTACCTAAAACTTGATAAACTGCTGGTTTTAAATTAAAGCTACCGCCAGTATCAACAACACCAAATTCTCTTACATTTCTTAAAAAAGTTTCAATTTGACCTTGTTCTAAATTATTATTTTCTAATCTTACAAAACCGTTATTAAATTCTTCAGTAATATTACCTGATTGTTGCATTAAATCATATTGACGCGATAAAAGAGCTTTTTGTTTATCTGGCATGTTTGCTATTTCTTCATTAGAAAATATAAAAATATCAGGGTGTATTGCTCCACCACTTATTCTTTCTAAAGAACTTCTTAAATTTTCTCGCCCATCTACAGTGTTATATTGATTGGGCATATACACCCCATTGTTAATATGAGAATCTGTTAACTGTTGATTAAAAACTTTCTTATCATTCTCAAGTTGTCTTTGAGCATCTGATAAAACACTCTTTACAAGATTATAAACTTTATCTTTATTAACTAAATATTTTTCACCACCAGAAGAATAAGAATCACCTAAAAGTTTTTCTATACTTTTTATAACCTCAGCATCTAATTGACTAGAAATTGTTGTAGCATTAGGATTTACATAACTAGCTAGAGCATTTAAAAAATTTACATTTTCTTCAGTTGCTTGGGTGCTTAGCGCAACAGAAAACCTATCTAATGTTGCTTGATCAAATATATTTTGAATAGAAGTTTTAATACTTTCTCTGTCAATATTTAAAGACTTACCAAGTTCTTGAACCTCATCTATGTTTCTTAGAAAATTTTCTGTATCTGTTGATTGGGCTATTTTAGTAGAGTCAATATCAAATACTCTATTGCGCTCTTCTTGAAGTTTTGCATTTTTCTTAGTTAAGTTTTGTTCAATAATAGTATTTATTTGTTTTACTATTTTGCTGTCAGTTACATCTTTATATTTTTTTTCCAAACTTATTTCAGACAATTGTATTGTCTCATAAGTTGATGATGGGTTAGCAACTAATTCAAATAAAGCGCGAGCATCATTATCTAGTTCTAGGCTTATAGCTTCTAAATTTTTATCAAAATTAAATTTTACTTTTTTTTGCGTACCAGAAGCTATATCCATAAAAGCTTTTTTATTATCAGAATCAGCAACATCTTTAAATAAATTCATATTGAATGAGTTCATAAACTGAGATAGCTCAAAATACTTTCCACTTTCAAAAATATTTTTAATCTGTTCTGCATTTTTTTGACCATCAGAAGACATCATTAATTTTTGAACAAGACCTTCAGCTATTTGATCTTTTGCATTTTCTATTTGTTTCAAAAGTTTATTATGTTTTTCTGAATTAAATTTATTAGAAGAGCCAATGTTAGCAGCTAAAGAATTTAAATAATTAACTTGTTTTTTTAGTTCAGCAATTGTGCCAACAGTTCCCCAGTTTTTATATTGATCAGATTCTATATTCCCAACTATATATGTTGTAGCATCATCAATACCTAATGTTATTCTTCTTTCTTTTTCTTCAGTTAATGCTTTTCCCATAGCTTCAGTCTGAGCTTGTTTTTGTTGCTCAAATTGTGTTATTTGATTTCCCGATAATAACGCATTATCAAAAGAAGCTTTATTGTCTTGGGCTATTTTTAAAAAATCTGTTGGAGCTGTTGGCCCAACCACATTTTTTATTTCTTTAATTGCATCTTTTGCAGCAGGTGTAAGTCTATTATAAATATGTTTACTACCCATACTTTGAAAGTATTGAAATATTTTATCACTCTGCGTTGCAATATCTTCTTGCTGTAGAATTCTACCTATAATCCCTTGAACAACTTTTAATCTATATTCCTGATCAAACTCCTGTTGTTCATTTTTTTTAAGACCACCAACTCTATCAAAGACAGTCATTGCGTGACCTAATCGAATACGCTCATTTGATACTTGATTATAGTCACCTGAGAAACCAAGATTAAAAGCTGACTCTAATGCTTTTGTTTTTATATCTTCTTTTTGTGTTAAAGTTTCTTCATAAACACGCCTTGTTCTATTAATTTCTAATTGAGTTCTTTTATTTTCTAAATAGTTTCCACCGCGATCAATAATAAATTGTTTGTAAAAACCTTTTGCTTCTCCACCTAATCCTTCAAGATAATTTTTAAAATCTTCTGTAAAAAGTTCTGGAGCATTTTGCTCATTCTCATATTTTACAGATAATTCTTCAGCTTTATTATTTATTGCCGTATCCATTGTATTGGTAAATCTAAGATAAACAGCATCTTCAAAAGCTTCTTGTTGAAATGTGCCCATACCTAAAGCTTGACTTATAATCTCAGGCTTACCAGTACCTTTATGAATATTAGTTATAGATGTTAGGTCTGCTTTAGCAGCTTCAAGTTTACCACTTTCTTTAGCTTCTGATACTGCAATATCATAGTGCCTTTGTCTTATATTATTAGCGAAATTAACAACAGCAGCTCCAATAGGACTAGTATTCGAGGAAGATGTGTTTACTTGTATCGGCCCAAGAAATGATTTTGCTTCTATTCTTTTTATGCTCATTCTGGTTTCTTCTTAAATAAAGTAGTTTTGTCTGTAGCTTTATAATCACTGTAAGTTTCAAGACCTGTTTGACCTGCTTCTAAAATACTAGCAAAAAGAGCCTCTTTACCTTTACGTCTTGTAGCTGCTGCTTCCTGTCTATAACCAAGCTGATTAATATAAGTCATAAAATCTATATCAGAAGCAGAGTCTTCAACTTTATCTCTATCAGTTTTAAATGCTGCTTTTAAATCAGGTGTTATTTTTCTATTAAGTTTACTCATTGTAAAAGCTAAATTGCTTTTCATAATGTCTTCAAACTGTTCGATAAGCATACGACTTTCTCTAAGACCTTGAGCCTTAGCCATAACAGATTCTGTACCAGTATTAAATTCATCAAGTTTAGCTTGATTTTTTGCAGCTACACCTTGAATAAATAAACCAACGCCTTTCATTACGCCTGATGCTATCATCATAGTTGTTGGTTCCATTAGACAATTAACTCCGCTACTAAGCCATTAACCTGCATAGGTAATGGATCGTTTTGTTCAATAGTTATTTGTGGGTTTCTTTCATACCCCAAAGATCTAAACTCTCTTTTGCCAGTAAAACTTTCTTCAACAATAAATGGTTTACTGTTTACTTTAGCTGATCGAGTATCTCTAAAATCTACAACTATGTTTGTTATACCTCGCGTTTCTCCTGTTGCTGGCCCTGCGCCTAGAGTAGCGTCAACAGGATTTGTAATGATTTTAGAATCAAACTTTTTACCAACATAAACATGCGTATAACCTGCATGATTAGTTAAATCTACTTTATTAGCAGAGTTAACAGTAAATGAACCTAATGAATCAATATCAGTACCATCGAAGCCAAGCACATCCACAACATCATTATGAGTATACAAGGGGCTTACAGTAGCTAAACTAGACGATACAGAAACATATACATAAAAATCTAAACCAATGTTTTCTCTTAACTCACACAGTTGTAATTTGTTTTCGCTATCATAGGCATTTGCAAAGATTCTATCTTCAATAGCTACAACAGATGAAAACAGACCATTCGTTGTAAATGTTGTCCATGCTGCGCGTTTCTCAACTCTGTTTGAAGAAAACACAGCGAGCTTACCATTTGTCAAAGTCATTGCCGCATATGAGTCTGGTAAATTAAATGTGCTGTGAGATACGGCTAAATACTTAGGAGGACTCTCAAAAATATCACTGGCTATTGTTGATACAGGCACAGAAGTGTAAGCGTCCTCTGAGTCAGTATAAATATATTCTCTTACAATCCTGCCATTTGATTGAGCAAATATAGTAGCACCATCAACAGATACTGGAGTCACAAATGAAGTTCCATAAGGGGTTTGCTGTCTTATTTGTGCGTTGGTTGGAGTAGTAGCTTGATTTAAATAAGTGGGAACATACAGTTCAGCACTGTTAGTAAACACTTGGAGATCTCTATTAGAAACTAAATACCTTATTTCATTTACCCTGCCAGTTGCAGCAGTCAAAACAATAGCATCAGTATCAGCACCTTCACCTACATCATGATTAAAATACTGGCCAATCTTTGACATAAAAATTGTATCTGGTTCAGAAAGAGTCCCACCAAAAACTAACCTGTTTTCGTGAAAAGATACAGCCGCTGGATATCCTCTTATTTCAGAAAAAGCTTGTTCATCCCATTGATTTGTTGAACCTGCCGCCCTCATAACAACTCTACCACCACCATCCTCCGAAGAAGTAGCTGATGCAGCTGCTGTTACAGTGTAAGTATTTTCATCGATTATATCCGCAACTTGCCTTAATCCTTGTATATTTCCTGACGCAATACCACCAGTTGCTGCCGCAGTATCGATTTGAATTTGTTCATTACCGCCATAACCATGATTTATATGCGTTAACTCAAAAACAGCAGACCCCTCTCTTGTTCTAATTGGATTTAAAACAGACAGGTTAATAGTTAATGAATCAATAATACTACCAGTAACTGCTTGTGAATTTGTAAAACCAGTTATCATTACTTCATTTGTTTGGAATCTTATTTTAACTCCAACATGCGCTGTTGTAAAATAAGGTGAGCTTGTTGAAAAAGTAGTGCTACCAGAAAATGCACCTGCTGTTAATTGTATGCTTGTATCATGAAAGCTGCTATATGGTTGAAAAGTTCTTTTAGCATCTTGTCGAGTATCAAAAGAATATGTCTGAACTTCAAAGGCAGTTAGACTTGTTCTTATTAATAATCTTGGCATAAACAATGGATGGCATATCCACATTACATCGCCAGATTGAGCAAATGTATATTGCTGCAAATAGTCTCTATCAAACGGTAAAGCAGCACTGCTTGTATCAGCGGTAATTGTTGCGACTAAAGTAACGGTAGTTGCATCTACAACACGAAAACATCTTACTTTCTGATGCTCTATAGAAATAATATACTCTTCGTTATTATCAAAAATAAACGGCATAAGGTGTGATTGTTCTGGATAGGAAGAATTATATGTTAAAGAGTAATCATATATATGTTTCATGCCGAATCGTTTTTTAACACTACCTTCAGCCATTACTACCATATTCTGCAATGATTGTGCTGACCCTGCATATACAGGGCTATCTGTTCGCATTGTTAGAGAAGCACTTGCCTCACCATACTGAAAGCTGTTTTGTGCAACTCTTACTTTTTGCATTAACTACGCCTTTGTGCAATCAATCGTGATGTGTTTAACTTTATAGTTGTTTGCTGTTGAGAATCTAATCTTCTTGCTTGAGCCATATACATCATTGATTTCTGTTCCATTAGTTCAGCAAGCTGAGCATCTCTAGCTAAAGAAATAGCAAAAGCTCCTGCAATCATATGCTGTAAAGCAATAGTAAAATATGACGGAAAATCATTTTCTAAAGCTCTGTAATTAAAATCAGCAACAACTTCATCTGCTGATGCAGCATTGCAAAATACTTTATCACCATAAGTATTATATTTAATTACATTGTCATTAACTGTTAAAGCATGAACCATTAAAGAAGTGGTTGGTAACTGATATGCAGCTTCCCATCTACCTGTTGGTTGGCTTGTTAATCTGTTTAATACTGCTTGGTCTGAAGCAAAACGCCATCTAGTATTTGTTAATGCCGTTCTAACAATATCTTCATAAACCGCATTGGCTACTTCTGACTCTGTTGTTCCATCGGTAAATGATTGTATTTCATTACCACCAATAAGAATCGAAGCCCTTGAGCATATTTTAATAGCTGTATCTGCAACTGTTGGCATAGAAAGTTGGGGGCCGAAGCCCCCATCCCCTTAGTCGCTATCTGTTTCTGCTACTGCCGTACCATCAGATACGTCAACAACAGAACCAGTATTTGAAAGAACAGTACAAAAACTTGTTGTCGGAACATTACTATCGCGAACGATAATTAAGTCACGAACAGCAAGCATATTCGCTGCACTATTAAAATACCCAGCAGTGTTTACAGCCGCAATAGCATCAGCAGATGTATACATCCACAAGCTACCGTTTGAATCACCACCAATACGAGCTAGTCCACTTGAAGCAAAAGCCATTTTCTAACCCTCCTAGTTATTATCTAATAGTTCATAGACACCTTCGTTATCAATAACGACGGAACCCATAGACATCATAGATGTGGTTAAGTGTGAAACTTTTTCAGCAATGTAATTAACTTCTGTTGTAACATCAGAGTTAATCCCAAGCCCAATAGCAGTTGTGTGATAAACAAAGTTCTTACCACCAGCAACAGCAGATGTTGAAAAGATCTTGAAGCCCAAGAACTCTTTCATTGTCATGCCGCCAGCAAAAGGTAAGTTTTGATCACCAACAAAGTCACTTGAAGCAAATTCGTTTATAGAAAACAAATCAGCAAATCCAGCAGGAGACATTGCGATATAACGCTGTCCGTCTTCTGGAAGATCTGCATTGCCCATTGTTTCAAAAGTTGACAATAGATCTGCTTTTTCAACAGCAGATGATGTATCGTGAAGCTGAGTTGAGTTTGCACCAGCATCCATAGCTGTTGTAATAATCTCGTCAGTCTTACGACCCAACGCAGCAGCAGCAGATTGAGCAACAGCTTGACGCTCGTTGATATTAATTTTCAACTCATCAAGTTTGTCAATATACTCTGGTGCATAGAAGTCAGCCATAGTAACTTCTACGTTAGTGTGTGCAAGCTCCATTGGAGTTACGTTACCATTTCTGGATTTTGTATTTGCTGTGCCTTTTCCAATTACTTGGAATCTTGCAGTCGAGCCAGTAACATTCGTAGTTCGAACTGTGTTCCGTAGTTTGGAACCCATACGCTGATACGCCATGTGTACTTCTGTCTCGAACTGTTTGATAAAGGCTTGATCGATTGTATTAGCCATTTTTTTAGTCCTAAATTGAAGTTTCTGGTTGCGACGAGTATCCGATTTTTAACTTCAACTTGGGTATCCTTATGGGCCAATCAGTGTATTACGGGTCGTTGTGGTTCATCATAAACACAATTCTTATCTAAATTACAATAAATAAATTCATAATATTTATTTTCCCCAACAGCAGAAACACCAACGGTTTCAAAACCAAGCCATTCTACCCATTTAATCATGCCTTCATAATCAGCAAGAATTGTCATACTTACTTTTGGATGATAACCAGTTAGATACTCAAGAAGCATTTTAGACCCTCTTGTAAGAAGTATGTAATTTTCAAAAGCTTGATTAGAAAACATTGCAAACATTTGAGGTATATCTTGATCCTCATTAAAGAAAAGGCCGCCTGTCATAATGATTGGGCCGCCCTCTTTTTTAACTACATAAGCTTGAGCCTCATGATACATCTTGGTTAATGCTTCATTAATTGAAGGATAACCAAGTAGTTTTAACTCACGCCTATTTTCTTTTGAAAGATTATTCTCAATTTCTTCAATGTGATAAGAGTGTAAACAAGTAAGATAGTAATCTCCTCGCCTAATTATTCTTGGTTCACTTGTAGATTTGCTGATATCCTTCTGTGACTTGTTTAATAAAGTGTGGGTCTCTGTCTTTCCAGTACCTTGGGTCATTCATCATCTCCCTCAATTCTTGCTCAGTTGGGCCAGCAGAAGGTTGACCACTCTCAGAAAAAGAACCATCCTTCATTTTTTCCATAATTGTTTCCATAACCATTACGCCATCAGCAGTTTGGAAAAGTCTTTCTATTGCTGGTAATTGATCTTCTGTAAACATCTTGTGAGCAAACATTGAAGCAGCTTCTACTCTAGCATTTGCATTATCACCAAGCTTTGCTTCTTCTGCGTCTATATCTGGTGCATTTGATATCATAGCATCAGCATAAACATTTATGCCTTTTTCAAACTCTTCCTGACTAAAACCATTCTCAAAAGAATGATTAGCCCACCATTGAAACAACTCGTTATCATTAGCAGATTCAGAATCAACATTGTCTGGTATTTGATAATCACCAACAGTTTCTGGTCTTTCACTAAAAGCTTCGGTTTGTATCTCTTCTATAATACTATTTCTAATATCTTCTTCTTTAGAACCTAGCTTTGACTCAAGTTCTTTATAAGCTTTTGCTAAATCCTCACCTGAGTTGTATTTCTCTGGCAACCATTCTGGTCGATCACCTGTTGTTTCTGTAGTTTGCACATCAGCTTCTGTGACAAAATCTCTTCCATCAGCTTGTGCTACTTCAACTGCTTCTTCCGTACTCATATGTTTTTACTCCTATGTGCATGTTGAATTCTTTGTTCGAGGAGGCCAACAATATATCTCTGCCCCTCGATGTGACGTAATTGCTCTGTTGAAACATTAGGGCCATGAACCAATTCAATAGTTATTGATCTTAAATATTTAATAACCTCTGCGCCTGTTGGTGTTTTAAATACTTCGGCAACGTTTTGACTTATCTGCCGTTCTGTTTGTTGATTACGTTGAACCCCATCTACCCCTAAAGACGGTAATTTTTTAGTTTGCAACTTGCCCTCCCTGCTCTTCCATTTGACCTTGTTGTGCTTGTGCAGCCATTTGTTGCATCATCTGCGTTATTTGTTTTCTTTGCTCTTCATCTCTTACTAAACTATCAGGAACACTAAACTTTTTAGCTAAGTAAACTGCAACCTCTTCTGGATTAATAATAACAGGTGTTAATTGTGGGCCAAAAGTAGTTTGAATCATTTCTAAAAATCTACCAACAGTAGCTATATCTTGATTGTTTTGAGCTTGAGCTAATGGAGAAACAGATCGTATCTTTACTTCTCTACCATTTACAGTTGGTATTTCAATGCGCCCTTGTTTCTTTAGAATATAAATAACTCTTTGCAAAACAGGTTGAACTAATTCAGCTTGCAGCCTTCCAAATGCTGCGCCCATACGCCTTGATAAATCTGCCATTCTTTCAGCTACTTCAGTTGCTGACGCAGGTGTTTTGTTAGGGTCGCCTAACATTTGATTATACAATGCTTCTTTAATATTTGTTCTCATTTCAGAAAGTATAAGCTGAGAAACATTAAAGTTACCTGCTGGTGTTATTGGTGTTAAACCTGCTGATCCCATAGCTTTAGGAATTATAGTTCCTGGAACAAGATTTATTGTATCTGGATTTACAACCCCATCATCTTCCATTTGATAAATGCCAGCCATAGCCATCTGAGCGTTTTCTAAAATCATCTCAACAGTTATATTGCATGTTTTAATAGCTGCTAGTGCATTAATTAATGGGCCTCTACCATATACTTCCCCAGAAGAAGGACTCCATCTAAAACAAATAAATGGATTTGACCCAACGCCACTCATAGTTTTTTCATGCAAAATAGTATCAGTCTTCATGCAAATAGCATAATGATAAAAAGCATCTTGGTTTTTCTTGCTGTAGTCTTTGCATACTATTTCTAAAACAGTAGTTTCTTTATCAGACCCCATATTGTTTTGTACTTTTTGATCAAACTCTTTATCAGGATATAAAAGGCTTAAGTCATCAAAACGAATATTTTTTCTTTCTCTAAAGATGTGATCTATCTCACCTTTAGGGCCAGTATCTAAAACAACTTGAGGTAAAGGTATTGCTCGAAAGTTTACTGGATTAATTGAATCCCCTTCTTCAACACATAGCACCCCAGTTCCAACCGCTAAATCCATGAATGATTCATGAACTTCTTGACTAAAGTTTGAGTTTTGCAAAACGTCAAAAACATAATCAGTTACTTGATCTAAATCATTATCAATAGAATCCTTTTGATCTTTAGGTATTTCACTACCAGAAACAAGATCAGCCCATCGAGCAAAGTTAGGAACAATACCTGCTTGCAATCTTGATGCAAACTCTTGGACACCAACCACTGCAGTTTCATCAAAGATCTTTTCATCACGCCTTTGACCAGCCTCTTCATAATAAAATGATTGTCGCATTGGTAATGAATAATCATAACATTCTTCAAAAAGAGGAACCCACTGCTCACGAAAAGCTTTTGCTTTTGCGTATCGCTTTAGTTTTTCTTTTGCTATTGGGTTCATTATTCATATCTTCCTAAAAAACCTTGTGCACTTTTAAACAATGACTCTCTTCCGTACTTTGATTTAGTACTTGTAGATGAGCTACCACCTCTACCAGAGCCTTTTTTGGATGATGCTTGTGATGCAGTTATTGCATCAGCAATATCTTCTTTTTTCTTGTTGGCCTTTTTATCTATCTCTTCTTGTTTCTTTGAGTCTGCTGCAATACGCTGATCAGCCGCTGCTTGCTTTTCTGCTCTCGAAGGTCCAAAACACATAATTACATCCTTTGCCATAAATTTTGTTTTCGGGCTGGCGTGCGCCTTTTACTAAAAACATCAAAATTTCTTGATGCTACGATCGGCATAGCAGGTTTTTGTGTATTCATCAACGCTCTGCCCTCTCCAGCACCTAGTAACATATATTGAAGGGCATCATGAATATGAGAAAACATGTTTTTATCAGGCTTATCTGAATACCTTTCGCCCGATACTTCCATGCGTCTATACTGATAGCCGCCCTCAAATCCTTTAATCAGTTGAGCGCAACGCCTGTCAACTAAAAATGCTGGCTTACCTTCTACCATCTTGGTCAACTGGGAAGAGACAGCCTCGAGGCGAAGGTCAACAGAGTTGGAAGGCGCAGGGAACGCCCTCAAGCCAGCACCGCGCAGAATATGAAAGGGAGTTGATTCATCTGTCTGCGCTCTAAAATCTCCAGCAGGATCACCAAAAATAATAACTTCTGATGCTGCGGAGAACCTTGTCGCCAGTTCTTGTCTTAAGACTTCTGCAAAACGAACTATCCCCATATCGACAGCGACAATTTCTTGTTGAATAAACCAACGTCCTCGAACCTTTTGACCAATAGTAGCTGCTGGAGTAAGGCCAAAATCAAGCCCAACATACACAGGTATATTAGCTGCTATTGCTATTTCTTCTTTTGCTGCATGAACCTCAGGAGCAAACATTGGATATATTGGTTTACCATCTTTAATAGAGCCAAGTTTATTCATTACATAAACATCTATCCAACTTTTAGTCTTACCTCTTATTAAATTGTTATAATAAGATTTAAGCATGTTCTTTTTGTTTTCTGCTTTTGGGTTGTCTTTATAATCTTTAATTTCCCCATCTTCATATTTTTCTTCAAGCATAGCTGGAGGCTGAACAAAAAACTGCCAGTTGTCAGGCTTTACTAACATCCTTGCTTGTTCTCTAGGAATATGATCAGGGATTGGAACTTCACCAGACATAATGGGCCACCAGTGGTCTTCTTCTGGCGCATTAGTGTCTGCAATTACACCTGTCCAACTTGGCCCACCATCACGCATAGAAGGATAGCGACCAACGCGCATAGTACAAGCGTCAATAATAGACTTAGGAATTTCTCTAGCTTCATTAATCCACACACCAGTAAGCTCAAGAGAAAGAAGTTTCTTAACATCTTCTGGCCTATCAAGTGCTAGAAATATTACTTCAAGCTCTACTTCGCCTTTTTTAATGTTGTGGGTATAGGGAACAGACCAAGTGAACTTTCCCCAGTTGCTCTCTGGGAACCAGTCAAGCCATGTCTTAATAGTTGTAGTTCGTAACTGTGGGTTTGTGTTTCGTATAATAGCCCATCGGGATTTTCTAATTCCGTCTGGGCTTTTTTCTTGTTCCAAAGCTCTACGAAATACCTCAACGCAACACCCCACTGATTTGCCAGAACCTACTGGCCCTCTTATACCACGAAAAAATTTAGTGTCTTTCATAAAAGTTTTTATTATTTCGCCATCAGGCTTGTATGAAAAATCAACGGACATCAACAGGTCTTTTTCTAAACTTATCTATTACATTACTTAACGTCTTTGAGAATTTATCAGGGTCTACATCGTCAGGTAAAATAACATAGTCCTGATTATTTATTGCCTCTTCGAATGCAGCGTTGTCATAATCTTTTAACTTTCCATTTTTCATTCTAATAGTTGGAACTAAAAAATTTTTACCATCTGACTCGTGGGTCTGACTAAATATTGTTTTACCGTCTAATGTCGGAGTTGTGGGATCTATAGCTCTAAAAAACCAACTAGGCCCATATTGAACCATTACACTTAAAACACCTTTTTCAACTTCTGTTAAATCCATTAACGTAAGCCTTTATCAACTCCAGCCTTTATCATTGCCTCAGCAACATCAGGGCCAATGTTATCTATAACACCATCAATCATTGTATTTGTAACAAAAGACTTACCATGCTTTTGGTCGAAGTGTTTAAAGTGTACTTCTTTAACTATTCCTCGAAGCATAGTAAGCTCTTCTGGTTTGAGCATATCGACAAAACTCATCCCTTAGTCTTCTTGGGTTTTACCTTTGATTCATCTACGTTAGGCGTAGAAAGATCATCAGGTTTAAAAGTTCCCTTTTTGCTTCTGGCTTTTACTGGATCTCTTCCTTGCTCAAGTTTAACAGAATCACTCATATGATTTTTTTCTGTCCAAGTAAAACCATGAAGTTCATGTGTTTCACCAATCCAAAGCTGACCAGTTGATCTTATATACCAAGCCATTTACTTTCCCTTTGAAGCCATAATTTTTTTCTTAAGTGCTGGCGGTAGACTTTTTTGTTTACCTTTTAACATTGATTTCTTTTTCTTAGGTCTTCCAACTTGAGAACCGTAGGTTCCTTTTCCCATAGGCATTTTTTATCCTTTCCTATATGGTTTTATTTTCCTAGCAATCGCTTTCGGTTGAGCCACAAATTGCTTACCCGAAGCCTTACCCTTTCGTTTAGCTCTGGTTGTAGCTGCATATTCAGCAGA